CGACGTAATGGAAGTCCTGCGCGATGGCGCGGGCAAATTGCTCGGCTAGATTCTTGACCCAGCCCGCGCCCTTCGGGTCAATCTGGCCCTCGTGATACTGGCTCGCGATGTCGGACGAATGCAGGTAAGGGCCATATGCGCCTGTGTTCTTCTCATCAAACAGATTGCAATATTTGATGGCAATTCCTTTGGCCGGCTTACCCGCTGCATCATAGGGAACCTCGATGATCTCGCCGTCACGGCCGCTGCCGCAGGCACTGGCACCAATAAGGTAACGCAGCGGCAGGCCCGCGAGTTCGTTTTCCAGGTCGGCAGTCGACCCCCCCTGAGTCCCGATACCCGATTCCGGACCGGATGTCGGAACTGATCCCTGGCTTCTGAAACCTGATCCATGATTCCATAGCTGTCTCATCGCGCGGATTAGCGCTGTAAGCATGCTGATTGTCCTTCGGGTTATGGCCGGAGGTGCGCTTCGGCCGGGAGACGAAACGTCAGATCACGCGCAGGATGTAGGGGACGATGATTCCGGGCGGCAGCGGCTGCACCGGGGTCTGGCTGACGTTGCCATTGAGATAGATGTGGCCGCCCATCGTGACCGTTATCGATGCATTTCCAGCAGGCGTCGTCACCTGGTTCGAGTTGGCGACGATGACAGTCGTATTACCGACAACGCCCGTTGCAGACGCAGTGGGCACCTTGCCGACACCGTCCGCCATGAAATCCACATTCGGCAGGTTGGCGCGTGCGAGCGTGACGGTCTGGTTTCCGCCGCTTGCTCCAAGCGTCGTGCCGTCGATCCCGCCGCCGGTCGAGGTCATGCGTCCGGCGGCGGAGCCCCCCATGTTGTCCTGTCCGTAAGGGAGCCGCCCACGCATGTCGATGATGTTGAACGTGGTCGACCCATCCCCCGAGCCGTAGGTCGTCCCCACCAGAGAGAAATAAGTCACGTAAGTGGTGCGTGAGATCGCCTGGCCGAACGGCAGTACGAACGCGGAGTTCGGTGCTGTTGAGCCCGTATAGGGCAGCATCGCACCGAGCGGGATAAGATACGGGTTGCTGCCCAAGCCTTGCAGATAGAAGGCACCGTCCGAGTTGTTGTAGGTTGCGACGTAAGGAGTGCCCTGCACCAGAGTGCCCGAAGGAAGGTCAACGTTCGGTGAGAACCGCATCGGCTTCGCCCCGAGGCCGTCCACATTGAGCGTGATTTGCGACCCCGCCGAGCCGCCCGAAGTCGTGTGCGGCACAAATGCAATCATCTGGCCATTCATGTGGCTCAGCGTATCAAATACGCTATTGCTCGTGAGCGTGTACGCGGTCGATGTCCCGGCCGTGGTGATGGCGCCGGAGATATCGCCGCTCCACTTGGCGAGCGCAGCCATCATGGCACGCGCCGAGTCGTTCACCGCGGACGGGGCCATTCCTTCGGCCCAGTTGATCGTGGCATCCGCAGTGGCGTTACTACCGGCCGTGGTAGACCAGCTGTAGACGGGCATGTGATCTCCGAAAGAAACTTGTCTTCCAACAGTGGGCAGCGGCCCTCTGCGCAGCCGAATCGCCCCAGTTGTCATGGCCTGGCCCGTCCGGGCCATCCAGGTCAGCTGCGAGCATGTGACCGATGCAGCGGCAGACGAGTCTTTTCCCTATCGGGGTCTCTATTCAGCGGGAGCCGTTGTATCTTTTTCTTCCGCGAGAAGACTTTGCAGATTTTGGAGAGCTAAAGCGGATTTCGGATACAGCAACTCCGGCTCGGCTCGCCCGCTTGTGCGCTGGTACTCGGTCTTGAGCTTTTCCAGCCGGGAGCTGAGCAATTCAACCGCGCGGCGCAAGCTGCTCTTAACCCCAGCTGTAGAGTTCGCCTTGGTAATATCGTTTTTCCACTCGCGGATCTGCGAACGGTCGATGCCGCCCGCACGGAAAAGATTCTCGACCGCGTCGACGGTAGGTTGTCGCTGAAACGCGGTTTCTTGCACGGAGAGTGCTTTCGGGTTGACCGTCCCATTCTTCTGGTCCGAGGGCACTTCAACGCCTGCGTTCGGCGACTTTCCGAACCGGTCATATGCGTCCGCCAAAGTGGCGAGCTGCCCGATCGCAGAGTTTACTGCTGCAACGTTTCTACCAAAGACGACAGGATCTGCGAGCTTCTCCGTGGTTGACCTGTCCATCGCTATTTCCCCTGAGGGCTCAGTTGGCGCACTGTCGGCTTGCGCGGAAGCATCGGAGCCCAACCTTCCAAACCAAGGGCGGGCGATTGCTTTGAGCAATTCTGGATGGAGGGCGCCGGCGAGTGCCTGGCCATGCGGCAGCCCGGCTGCCCGAAGTGCGGTATACGTTCCGCTCTGCATGGCCCCGCGGCCAAGTTCCTGACGTTCGATATTCAAAGCCGGCACCGCGAATTGCAGCCCTCTTCCGATCCCGCCTTGTGCGATCCCAGCCCCGAGCGCCATAAGCGTCAACGGGTGCTGGCTTACAAGATCGCCCATCTCCGCCGCTGTTTCGCGTCGGTCTCCAGGCCGCAAGTTGCCGAGCAGCCCGCTTCGGGTGCCGCTGCGATTGAGCAAACCGAGAAGTGAGATCATTGTTCATCCGCCAAGATTAAGCCAGCCGTTCCTGCCGAAGGCGCCCATTCCGCCGAGGATGCCGGCACCCCCGATCAGGCCGCCCGCGATGTTCTGCCAGAGTGGTGTCTGTTGCTGCATGTTGCTCGTCGTCATGCCGAACGCCTGAGCGGACGGCAGCGCGATGCCCATTTCAGCCGCGAGTGTTTGCAACGGGATGCCGCGTGCTTGGGCTTGGGCCTGGAGCTCGAGCAGCGGGCCATATTGCTGCGCGCGGTTTGCCGAGTCTGCGGCCCCGATACCGGCCTGCTGGTTGGCCAGCGCCGTCTGATTGAGGTTCGTGAGCAGCCCGCCCGTCGTGTTGCCGGCACCGTAGAGAGAGCCCGCCGCCCCGAGTTGATTGGCGACGTTCTGATTATATTGACTGGCAATAAGCTGCCCTTCGCCCTGGCTCAAACCCCGAGCGAGCGCCTGTGTATTCGCCCCGGAAAGGTCGCGGCCCGCCGACGCAAACTGACCATTGATCTGATTGGTGATGTCCGAGTTGACGGCCGCGAGCGCGTCGCCGAATCCCGGCGTGTTGCGCGGGTCGAGGAAAGAGCTTTGCAGATAGGGATTAAGCTGCTGCTGATATTGCTGGTAGGCATTGTTGATCAGGGGCCCCTGCGCGGTGGCATTGCCGCCCGATAGAAGTCCGCTGGCCACCCCGCCGATCGCGGGCGCAAACTGGTTTCCCTGCTGCCCCAGCGCGGTGAGTTGGTTGATGGCCTGCAATTCGGCCGGGGTCAGGCTCGTGTTGATCGCGCTGAGCTGGCCAAGCAAGCCCTGCACGGCACCCGCGGCCGGCGCCCATGGCGTCGTCTGTGAGGTCTGTTGCTGCGAGCCTGTAGTAACGCTGCCGCCCATCTCAAATGATCTCCTTTTCCAATATGATGCGCTTGGCGCAGAAATCTGTGAGTACACGCTGCCAGCCCTTTCGGCCGAAAATCCGCACCGCAGAGCAGCCTTCTTGACGTGCAAATTTCTCGATTCCCGCGATCAGCGGGAGCCATTCGCGCATGCGCTCGCCGCCGCAGGCGACGAGTACGCAGACCTTGCGCCATTCGGTTTGTTGAAGTTCCGTGACTGCTGCCGCAGCGATTTTCCCCCTTGAAATAACCAGCCACAGCAGCGCTCCTTCCGCCATCACGCTCCGTTCTAACCCTAAGAAGCTGGACAGGTCTCCGCGATGCATGGCAGCAACAATCAGGTGTTTTACGAATGGCCAGACCTCACGAACAAACTTGGGATCAACGCACACCAGCCTCGGCTCAGTCGCTTGGCTCAAATCAGCCGAGCGCCACGTACATGTACGTTCGATCGGTCTGGGTACTGTTTGCATGCGAAACCACGAAAGAGCCGTTTGACACGGTGCCGATATACATCGTGCCGTTCTTCCACTCCGCTGCAGCACCGGCCGTTGCTGGAAAACACAGCACGCTCGACCCCGCGCCGCAGTTCTGCGCCGTCACCGTCGTACTTGCCACATTCGCGGCGAGTGTAAACGTGCCTACTGCGTTCGAGCGCCCCTCACACAATTGGCGTACTGTGAAGACGATTTTGGCCAAATCCCGCTCTGCCTGAGAAATCACGTTCATCAACGGCGACCCTCCGACGCAAACAGGGGATCAAGCCCAATGGCAAAGCTCCAGATCGTTCCCGCGGGGATATGTAGTCGCCCGCGCGCCATGCGTGTGGATATGTTGGCGATGCAAAGTCCCTTGTTGTTGATGAGTTCCTCAGCAGAATAGGTCGGTGTCTGCTGAAGTGTCTCCCGTGCCCCCACTGAGCCGTAGCACGTGGGCGCGTCGGACATGACGCGCAGTCCCTTCACCCGCACCCGTCGCTCTGCGTCGAGCGCTTCCTCCGTAGTGTCGAGGATCGCCTCAAGCGGTGTGCCCGTGTTGAAGCACAGCTGATGCGCCGGGTTGACGACCGATAGCTGCGCCAGCGCATTGGTGGACACGCTGTCGAGGGAGAACGCGATCGAGTCGACCGCGCCGCCGATCATCCCGCCCGAGACATACGCATTAGTGAAGGTCGATCCCACCAGGTCTATGTGCGTGCCGTCAACCACGGTGAAGTGCCAGTTGCCATTGGCCTCGACCGTGCCCATAACCCCGTATACCTCGATCGTGTTCTGTGATGAGTTGCTCAGGTTTGTTGTCCCCGCTTGGCCAGCAGAATGTGCAGCGTCGGCCAGGCCGTAGGTCCAGCTCGCGACTTCGCTCCCCAGCGTCAGCCGGATGGCATTGGAGCCGTTGTTTGCCGCGCCCGATATCGAGATGACGCCCGACGCAAGCTTGTCCATGTTTTCGATCGTCAGTCCCGGCTTGGCGAGCGTGGCAATGTATTCTCCCATGATGCCGGTGATCAGCGACCATTTGTCTAATACGAAGTCATAGACCAGGATCTTGTCAAACAGTCCCGACGAGCCAGCGAGCGACTTATAGGCCCAATAGATGCGGGTCGCCTGCGGGTCGTAGGCCCCGATCATGAGTTGCAAGTTGGAGCTGTCCACATCAGCAAAGAAGCTCCGATCCACCCGCTCCTTGCCGATGAATTGCGGATAGGCGCCCGGGGTGACCATCTGGAACCCGTCATTGCCGCAGAAGAATACTTTATCGCCGCCTCTCACCAGCGACAGCGGAGCAAATATCCCCTTGTCTTGCGCCACCCGCTCGATCTGGAAAATCACCGGAGAGCCCGGCGCGTAGATCATGCGCCGGATGGCCGCGTCCTGCATGATCAGCCCGGTTTCGCCGCCGGCCACGCCGCGTACAATGCCGCCGTCGGGGAGGTCTTGGAAATCGGACGAGTTCACGCCCGAAGTCCACGTCGTGGTGGAATTGAGCCCGGACCATTGGATCCGGTAGGGTGTGGACGAACCCAGCCCCGACAAGACCGCGAACCGATTGACCACGGCAATATAGCGGGCCTGGGGCGGCGAGCCGCCGAGGTTTGCAAACGCTGTCGAGCTGGTGAGGTCGAACACCTGCGGCGCTACGTTGATCTGCACCGCGAACACGAAATTATTGAACTGCGCGAACTGCCACTGATCCCCGGCCGGGATGCTGCTATAGGGGCCGCCACTCAGAGACACATTCGTCCACGAGAAATCGGTATTATTGAGCTTATACAGACTGGTCGCGGTAGCGGCGAATAGCGTCACCGAACCATCGGCATTGCGGGCGTAGAAATACCCACGACACGTGGCCGACAGCGCCTGGGAATAAACGCTTAGCGATGGCGCTGGGCCATACCCATCGGCACGTGGGAACACGTTCTGAATAACGCCCGACTCGTTATCCTCGAATGGCGACACGTCCGGCGCGTAGGGCGGGAACGGCAGAAGGGTCATGGCGTCGGCCCGAATACACGTACGTAGGAAGGGCCTCGGGTCTGCCGATCACGCATGACGATCTCCTCGAAAATCTCGTCCCGTCGTGCCTTCCACATCGGCATGCGCTCGTCATTCACACCGAAATTTTCCGCTTCACACATCGACCCGAACAGGTAGATGTCCGGATGTGCCGTCATCAGCCAGTTGGTATTGTTGGCGACTAGTGAAGGAATCTGCTGGTAGTAGTCGAATTCCAGCGGCGTGCCGGAGAGTGGCATTATTTTCAGCGTCGATCCCTCGATCGTGAAAATGCGCGGAACGTCCGTGGGCTGTGATGGATAGGCCGCCTGCAAATAACTTGGGTGCACGTAGCCGAGCTCGGAACGTGAGGAGCCGGATCCGGTCCAGGTCACGCGGCGCCAAGCTAGATAGTCGCCGGGGAGCGCGACCTGACCGGACTGCGCTCTGACTGTTCCGCCCGAGCTATAAGCGTTAGTAAATGTCGAGTTCTGCAGATCAATGTTTGAGCCGTCGACCACCGTAATGATCCATGAACCGTTGGCCTCGGTCGTGCCACCCACGTTGGCGACATCCACTTCCTGGCCGACCGAGAGGGTTGAGGTGCTCGAGATGGTCAGCCGAATCAGGCCCGCCCCATTGTTCACCGCGTTGCTGACGCCGAGCGCCGCTGGCGTGGAAGGAACCAGGATGGTCGTTGCCTCCATGTTCCGCACGCGCAATTTCCGACTCGCCGTCGCCTCAAACAGCGCGATGAAATTCGAGTATTGCGCCGCGTAAAGACTGTGATCGAGCCAAGCGCCGAGTGCTGCCTGCAGGTCGCTATATGTCGAGAGACTCATTGCATGTACGGGGTGCGATCGAGGTCAGGAGGGAGCATGATTTCGGCCCGGTGCAGCTTCGTCTCGGCAATCCGGATGATCGGGCGCCATACCTCTTCGTATTCGCCGGGATCCAGGTTGAGCACGTCACGGACATGGACATGCTCGGCATGGGTGGCGAGCTCGTGCGCCTCGCGATAGGACCGGCTCCAAGCCATGAGCGCGGTCTTTTCCCAGTGCTCGTGCACAAGGATGCCGGATACTAGGCCTAGCGGGCCGCGCACCGCGTAGAGTCGCTTGCCCCGCTTGGCTTCCGCAGGTGTGTTGCGATCGACGTAGATCGTGGTGCCATCCAGGCTATACCCGCCCAGATAGGGCACGTCATAATCGAGGCTGACCGCGAACCCCCTGGTGAGCACGGCCTGAAAGCGCGCGTCATGGAGGGCGCGGTCATACTCGCGCTCGCCAAGCAGGATGTGGTGGCGATGATCACCCTTGCTCAATCGTCGTGGTCCTTAAGCACCTCGTTCGCACCGGCGACGATATGCCTATATTGCTGCGACGTGAGATTACCGGCCTTGAGCTGCTGGCGGGCGCGGGCCTTCGCGTTGATCGCGTGACTACGATCCGGCACCGGATAGCTGCGGCCGGGGCCAGCGAATGCGTTCGCCGGCAGCTTGCTGCGACCTGCGACTGTCAGCTTCGCCATCTCGTTCTCCTATTTATCTGTGCGCAGATAGCGCCAGTCCGAATCGCGGAGCTTGCGCGCCACCAAGGCGTCAAATTCACGCCCGGACATCTGCAGGTCCAAATTACCGCGCGCCCATTCCTCGTTGAGCCACTGGTTGATGATGTTAAGCGGGATCGAGGCTATGTGGCGGAAGTCGCCGCGCTGCGGCCCGGCATTGGCCAGAGCTTTGTTATGCTCGACAATGCCTTCCACATCCTGATAGCTGTGCACGATCAGGTCGCGCCCGACAAGGCGAAGCGTGTTCTGCGGCACTAGCGCGACTTCAACGCCGCCGAAAATATCGCCGCGATATTCGAGCCTGATGCACCGGATGGCGTGAACGACAACACATCATCGGCGTTGGCATAGACGGGGCTTGATGGCGTCATGCTAGCCGATTGCCCGGCTGCCGCGCCGGAAACCGGGATGCCGAATGGCGATCCGCTGATTGCGGTGCCATTGAGCGCGACCGCCACAGAGCAATCCGCTGAGGTGATGGTGCCCTGGGTCACGACGTCGACCAGGGAGATGATGCAGCGAAACGGGATCCGCATGTAGGCGACAACCGGCGAGCCACCGATGCTTGGGCAGTAGCTCGACTTGTGCACCACATCGAACTTGTGCACTGACGGATATGCCATCATAGTCTCTCCTTAAGGCCGGCGCAGAGCCGCCGCCGTGTGGTCTGAGGGGATGATTCAGTAAATGTAGGCGATCGGGCCGACGTCTGCGGTGAACGTTGTGGGCAGAGTCAGCGGAGGTAACGTTCCGAATGATCCGGCCGCGCTTTTGGTCAGGACATCAATCCAGGTCCCAGTCGCGATGCTGCGGAAACGATCAGTGGTCCCGTCGAGCTGCCCTCCGATCCAGAACCGGCCCGGGGTCGTGATCTGATACGTTCCGGCGAAGGGTATCTGCTGGAACGCATTGGCACCAGCCGTCAGTGTGCCGGCGAGCGCCGAGTTTGCGAGAGCAGAACCGCCTACTGCGGCGTAGAGCGCAACAATCCAGTTGTTCGTTCCAACTGTGCCGCCGTTGAGGATGCCCACGCCGGTGACGAGCATGGGAAACGGTACATAGATATCTGCGAAGTAGGTGGTGCCTGCGACCGGCGTCGTACTCGTGCCGAGGGACGAGAGAGTGCCGAGGTTTCCGCCAATGGTCGGGATCCGGTAGCGGCCGGTGAGGCCGCCGGGAAGCTGGTTCGCGTCGGCATCCGCACCACGGCCACTTGCCAGGCTCATCACCGGGATTTTGTCGCCCGTCGCAAGCGGCCCAGCATAGGCCGGCAAGTCGTGTCTGTGTGTCGTGCTCAAAGCATTCTCCCAAATGGATCGGGGCGCCCCGCAAGGAGCGCCCCGTGTGAGCGATCTGCTATAGGACCCTTACGACGTGGTGAGATCGAACACCCCACCGGAACCCTTCTCGTTGCGGGCCACGAGCGCGTATTCCGAGAGCAGCATACGTCGATCGGAGTCACCGGTCTTCGCGAGCGGGACGGAGACCATCCGCCGACCGTTAAGGAAGGCCAACGCCCACATCTCCATCCACAGCACCAATACGTCGCGGGCGCGCTGAAAGCGGTTCGGAATGACCTTGAGCGTGCCGAAATCGCTCTCGTAGGCATCTACCGAAGCGATGATCTTCTTTTCCTTCGTCGGCTCGATTTGGGTGGCCCGACCAGTGAACGTCGAGAACACCTGCTTGTTGAAGGCGCCGGTCATGATCACGTCCGGCTTGCCGCCGGAGGTCCAGATGCCGGACAGCACGGTCTTCAGGCTCGCTTCGGTGAAGGCGCGCTGCGTCCCGTCGGTGCGGGTGCCGGTGCCATCGGCTGCGGAGGGGTCCGCCGCCCCACCAGTTATGCCCTTTGAGGTATTGGTCTTAACCCAGGAGAGCACCGAAGCGGTTTTCCGAGCGGTCGTGTCGTTGCCGCTGACCTTCGCTTGGTTGGTGCCGCATAGAATGGTCTCCATGTCGCGCTTGAGCTCGAGACCCTTGAGCATCTCTTGGTAGGCCAGCTCGTCATCGCGGCCGGCATGATCTACGGCCCGTTGGGTACCTGTGACGCGGGCAACCTTGCTACTGATCTGGTTGATGTTGCCCAGACGTGAGGTCGCCGTCGTGGTGTTGGTGTTGGCGTCGTCGCCTTCGAGCTGTGCGTTGGTGTTGTCGGCAGAGGCGAGGGATTGGGTCTGCCATTCGTGATTAACGGCGGAGGCTTTCTCCCGCTCGATCCCCGACATGAACGGGGTATCGGTCGGGTCGATGCGGTAGATGACATCCGAGAGGTCTTCGCGGTTGCCGATCGCCTCATAGGTGGCGAACGTATTGGTGGGGAGAGCCATTGTTGAGAGCCTTTCCTAACGAGAGTTTCTCCGGCGTGCGGCCACGAGCTGGGCCGCGACGCGGGTAGCGTTGAGCCCGCTCGCGTTTGCGAGTTGCTTGTTGAGGTTCTGGATTTCGGCCTCACGCCCGGCGTTCTTCACCGCCGTGAGGCCTGGCCGCTGGACGGGGGGAACAGGTTTTTTGAGGGCCTGCGTTGCCTTCTGCTGCGCCTCGCGCCAGAGGGTCGCGTCGCGGATGAGCAGCTGCATCCGATGGTCACGAAGCGACAGGTCTTTATCGCCGTTCCACGATCCAGCCAGTTCCGCTTCGGTGAAGCCAACGTCTTTAAGGACAGAAATGGCTTGCTGTTGCAGCTTGGTCGCCTTCTCCGGATCCGCCATGTCGGGAACGCGCTCTGCAAACAGATCGTCTTCCCTCTTTGCAAACTCGGTGAACTTCTGCACCCGGTCCTGCGCTTGGCGCTGTTGTGCCGCCTGCATCTCCTGCTGAACCGCAGCAATTTTCTTCTGAGCCACGTCCCATTGCAGGTAACTTGGCCAGTCTTCGCGTGCCAGCCGCTCGACATCGGCAATTGATTTGATGTTGGCGAACTCGCCTGCCTGCTGTGATTGTAGGAGCTGGAGCAATTGGGGAAGGGCGGCTTCATACTGTTGCCGTGCCTGTTCCACCGCCTGCTCTTTGACGCTGAGGCCTTTGAGCTTTTCAGCGGCTTGGTTCTGACTGCGGCGAATTTCACGGTCTCGCTCCTGTTCGCGTTCCGCAAGGTAGGCTTGCGTCTCGCGAGGCAAGGATCTGAATCGTTCCTTCTCCCCAGCGTTCCATGACCTCGGGGGCTCGATGGGCGGATGTATCTCTTCCGGTTCGGCCTGGCTCTCGGTCGTAGTCTCGGCGGGGACCTGAGTATCCTGAGGGGCGCCGTCTTCGGCTTGCGCCGGAGATTGAAGCTCAGCTGCCTCGGTGGGCGCTTCTGCAGGTGTCTCATCGTCCCTGTAGCGCGCGGATTGTAGCCGGCGCGCCGCCTCGCTGATCGAGAATTGGTCGGGTGCGCTCTCGGGGAGCGAGACAATGGAATACTGCTCGCGCTCGGGCTGCGCGCCATGCGTCAATTCAGTCATGATGCCTCGTTATTTTTGCGACCCGGCCTTTGCCGTTCGCATGCTCAGATCGGCTTGCGCCAACTTGCCGTCATTCACGATCTTGGTCAGATGCTCCTTCACCTTGCCCACGATGTTGACGGCCTGCCACAGTTTCTCGCGCATCTCTACATCGCGGACCGGTGCAGTGCGCCAGGCTTGGACGTAATTCGCGTCCAGCGTCGCAAAGGATTCCTGCAACAGCTCATCGTTCAGTAGCGCCTCGGCGCGAACGCCACGAAAGATAGCGCGCTCCAGCTTGTCTTCGTCGTTCATCACCGCGCCAGCGCTTTCATTTTGCGACATTCGATGCCCGACGGATACGTCAGAGGAAAGTCTTTGGACTAATTGGTCAGTCTCAGCGTCCAATTCTAGGTTACAATCGTGCGACCATCACCGAGAATGCCGAGCCTGCGGCCGCATCGAACGCGTTCCGTTGGGCGCTTGCGCCGATGCGACCGTGCATGCATCAATTGAACCTCCCGCGATCATCGACCCATCCACGGGTCCACTCATACACACCGGATGATGTCGCTTGGCCGACAATTAGGTATTGACCTATTGTGTTGCTGTACAATGCAGCTGTGCCGGTGAATAGTGTCGGTTCGGTCGTGCCATCGAGATCGCTTCCGTTCGTGCCTATCACCGAGGTTGGCACCGCAACCGCTGTTTCGTTCGGGCTGAGAATATGCGCGTGCAGGGAGCCGTTTGTCGTGCCCCAGCGAGAAATCATGCGCACAGGGACGCCAGTCGGTATTGTGAACGTCTTGAGCTCGCCGGGGTTGACGGCCAGTGTGTAGTTGTTGAGATCTTGAACAATGGCCGACCAGTAAAAGGTGTCCCCGACCTGCTTGAACGCGACGATGTGTGCGCTCCCATCCGTCAGGAACGAGCCGATCCGGCGTACCTTGGTGTCGCTGATGCCGCTGGGGCGATTGGCGCCGGTCGCGGACGTGTCGAAATAGATGTCCGGCGTTCCGCCGTTGCTGGCGAGAATAACGTGATACCAAGTGCTATTGGCAACACTAAGCCCATTGCCCATGCCATTGCTGCCGGAGCCAGCCGCCCACGCGCCTGCTGTCGATTTGGTGAACGCGCCAATGGAAATCATGGCTGTATTGCCGCTATCGGCAGCTTGGCCAGCGGCAATGTCGAGTACTGAATTAGGTGTAGCGCCGTCGTTGGAGAGCGTCAGCCCGGAAATGTAGCTGCGCACCACTCCACCAAGACTGTTCAGAGCCGCCTGCGCGTTGTTGACATCTGCGAGATTGTTTGCCGGGTTGAGCGGAGTAAAGCCGAGCGCCGTCGTCACGTCACCCGAGGTCTGGATAACCGCTCCCGTGCGACTGTTGAACGATGAAACCCCGCTCCCTCCGCTTGCCCGCAACATCGATCAGAGCCCCTCTGCCGCAGTGATGTACAGCGTCGCGGCGCCCGTCGCGGTAATCGCTGCAATGTAAGTTGCGCCGATAGGGACACTGAACAGTTGTGTAGTGCCGCCATTCAATGGCGTCCCGCCCAGGGTGGCACCGGAGGGGGCAACTGCGGTCACGCCGTTACTGCCGAATTCGAAGAAGCAAAGCGAGTCCGTGCTCTTCGTCGTGAGCATCACCTGCGTGCTGTTGGCGGGGAGCGCCACGCTTGCGGATGAGCCGGTGACGGCAAGCGCTTGCGTCGCGGCCGGATATGGCTTGAACGGCTGTATGGGACGATAGGACATTCAGTTCCCTCTAATGCGAGGCCGCCGCGCCGGAATCTGCGGCAACGGTCTTCATGGCTTCCATTTTGGCCGCGTGCTGCGCCGCCAATTGCTCTATCGTCATCGCGTGGCGTGCCTCGCGGTGGCGCAGCTCCTGCTCTTTGAGAGCGGCGTCAATTTCCTTAAGGCGGAGCTCGAGCGCAAATTTCTGGTCGGTGAGCCGAGTTGCTCGGTCGGCCTTGGTTTGAGCCAGCTGTGCGTCAATCGCAGCCTTTTGGTGCTGGAAGCCAATGTCCGCCTCGACCTTCATTTTTTGATGTACCGCATCCGCTTGGATCTTCGCCTGCTGCGCTGCGGCCTTGGCCTGGATCTCCTGCTGCTTGGGTTCCGGCGGCTTTTGCAGTGGCGCGCTCGCCGGGTTGTGCGGGTCAGCCGGCATTCCCGGTGCGGTAAAGAACTTGTCCGTGTCCTTGTGGCCAGCGAGCTTGGTCAACTCTTTCGCCGAATTGAACAAGTTCTGTGCCGACACGATCGGTAGCCCGCCCATAACGGCCTGCGTCTGCGCCTGGATGATGAGCTGCAAATGCGCTAGCTGCTCGGCTTTCGAGCCGGTGCCTAGCCCCACATTAATGATCATGTCCTCACGGGCCTTCCACTCGCGCGGATCGATTTGCAC